CAGGACGTCGTTGCGCAGGTGATTCGCGCCGCCAATCGCGGCCGGCTGCTGACGCCGACAAAAGGCATCGGGTTCACGGCGGACAAAAAACCCTTCGTTGAGTTCAAGCCGGAGCCGGGAGCGCAGATCGGGCACCATTGGAGGAAGGCGGTGGCTCCGAAGATCCAAATGATGTGTGTGAACTTCGACGCGAACCGCTGGAAGAGCTTTACCCGCAATCGGCTAAAGGTGGCGATGGCCGACCCTGCCTGCTGGTCGCTCTTCGGCGACCCGAAGCGCGGCGACCTGCATCAGATGTACGCGGAGAACCGCTCCGCCGAGACGCCGATCGACACCGAGGGGCCCTGGGGTAAGATGGAAGTCTGGCGGCTACCGCCGAATCGGCCGGACAATCACCTTGGCGATTGTGATGTCGGTTGCGCGGTGCTCGCCTCCGTCTGCGGCTGCAAGCTACCCGAGTGGCGGCGCGGGCCCAAAGTGGGCGGCAACGGCACGCGCAAGGCCATTTCCTTTTTATGACCGCGGGGAACCAGTGACTAAGAAGCGAGAGAACACGGAAGGAAAAGTGGGGCGTCCAATCGGCGCGGTGACTCGGGACCGGCCAGTCGTGGCCTACAAGCCCGCTCGCTGCCCATCATGCGGAAGCACTCGGCGCGCGCCGTTCCGAGACGGACCGGTAATGGATGCATCGATCACGATCGAGGTCGACGGCCACTTTTATAACCGCGAAGTTTGGCGGGACACGCACTGCCTCGATTGCCCCCAGCACTATCGAGTGATCGAATACAGATTTGAGCCGGCATCCACGGAATAAACCGGATTATCCGGTTTCCGCTCTCGACGCGGCCGCGCTCGCGCAATTCAATGGAGGCATGGCGGCCATCGACGACAAGATCGCGCAGCTCGAGGATATCCTAGACACTGGCGCGGAAAGCATTTCAGTCGATGGCATGACGACGCGGATCAGTTTAGACCAGGTTCGACAGCGGCTGCGAGACCTTATTCGCCAACGCGACCGCCGAAGCCAGGCCCCCAAGGTCCGCCTCGATGGCGGCTTTGAAACCTATTGAGGCACGGATGTCGAGCGCACTCGACTGTTTGACGGATTCGATCGATGTCGGCGTGGCCGTCGCGCCAATGCCTCGCAATCGAATCTCTCAGCACATCGCCGCCAACCGCGCCACATCTTTCGGCTATGACGCCACCGAGGATAAGCACCGCCGCAAGGCACCGTACGCCCTTCTGCGGAGCGAAGATGATGAACTGCCCGTCTACAAGCGTCAGCAGGTCATCACGCTCGGGCGCGACATCCGCCGCAACTTCAGCATCGCCGCGTGGGCGATCCGTAGGCACCTCGACTACGTCGCGCGCTTCCGGTTCCGATCGCTGACCGGGCTTAAACCGTTGGATGAGCGGATTACGGAACTGATGCGATGGGCATCGCGTGCGGAGAACTTTGATGCGTCGAAACGGCACGGGCTACGCAAGTACCTCCGGCTTGCCGAAGCATCGCGCACCGTAGATGGCGATATTGTCAGCATCCTCAGGAACAACGGCCGGCTACAGGCGATCGAGGCCGACCGCATAAAGACGCCGATTACCTATCTCGGCGGCGTGTCGTTGCCAACGGATGTGCTTCGCCGCATGCGCTACGGCGTAATGCTCGACGATGATGGCGCCGCGTTGGCGTATGCTGTCAATCGCCGCGGCCCCTGGTATACGGTCGGTCCAGACCTTCAGGCCGCGCCCAATTCGTTCACCTTTGAGCGGCTCGTCCCGGCGCGGAATTGCATCCACCTCGGCTATTTCGACCGTTTCGACCAGGTCCGGGGAATCTCGCCAGTGCTCGCCGCGCTCAACAGCTTCCGCGATGTATACGAGGGCTTCGACTACGCCCTTGCGCAGGCCAAAGTCGCGCAGCTTTTCGCCCTGGCGATTAAGCGCAATTCGCTCAAGTCGCTCCAAGAACACGAGGGAAGCGAAGCAGGGCCAGCCGATTACGCGAAGCAGCTTGACTTCAACCGGGGCCCCGTCCTCCTCGACCTCGACCCCGGCGACGTGGCGGAGTTCCTGCAGAGCAACAACCCATCCAGCAACTGGCAGGCGTTCATTAACGTGGTGATTGCCGTCGCACTGAAGTCGCTCGACATTCCGTTCAGCTTCTTCGATGAATCGCATACGAACTATTCGGGCAGCCGTGGCGCATGGCTGATGTATGACCAGTCGGCGGAAGACAAAGCCGAAGATCTCCGCGATACGTTCCTCGATCGGTGGACTGCATGGCGGCTCGGGATCCTGATCTATCGGGGCGTCCTCGTCCTCCCGAGCCGCTTCGATCCGAAGATGTTGAAATGGGGTTGGATCCGCAAACGCGTTCCCTGGATCGACCCGCTGAAGGAGATCCAGGCGGCCCGACAAGAGGTCAACGGCGGCTTCACCTCGACGCCGGCGACGGCCGAGAGCATGGGCAACGATGCGTATGAAATGGCCGACCAAGAGGCGGCTTATCAAAATTACCGGGAGACGATCGGACTACCGCGGACCGATATTCCCCTCGCCCCCGTGCCCGTGACGATCAATCAGGCAAAGGACGATTAGCCATGTCATTCGCTCACAACTCGAAACTGGCAAAGAACGAGCCATCGTGGGGATCGGTGGATAAGGCGAAGCTGCCCCGCGCGGCCTTTGCCGACGAGGGCGACGCCGACAAAAAGAGCACCTGGTCGTACCCTCATCACCGGATCGAGGGCGGCGGCAAGGAAGACGGGAACGGCATCTACACCGAAGGCACGATGTACTTGCAAGAGGGTGGCTTGGATGCCGCATGGTCGGCTTCGCAGGGCGGCCGGAGCGGCAAGAAGGCGTCGCAGGAAGTGATCGACCATCTTCGGGCGCACCGCAAGGCGATCGGCAAGGACAAGAGCGATAAGGGCGAACATTCGGTTTGCGTCCCCGCCGCGGCGTTCTGTTTCCCGGCCCATGCTGTGCGGTTCGCCGCTCGCAGGGGCGACGGGCCGCCAAACCGCGAAGTCGAAATTACCGCACTGAGTGGCGATACGGTGCCGAGTTGGTACTTCGGCCCGTGCTTGCACGACCTCTCCGGCATGAACCTCCACAAGGCCAGCTTGCCCCTGGACTACTGCCACAACAGCGATGAGGTTGTCGGCGTGTGTCACAGTTTCGATACATCGGAGGGCAAGCTCAAGATCGGCGCCAAGGTGGTGCCGTTTACCGACGGCGATCGGGCCAGCGAAATCGCCTACAAGGCCGATCAGGGCGTGCCGTGGGAATCCTCGATCATGTTCGATCCAGGAACGCTCAAACTTCAGCAGCTCGCGGCCGGCGAAGTCAGCCAATGCAACGGCAAGCAGGTCGAGGGCCCGCTCACGATCTTCCGTAAATGGGATCTCCGCGGCGTAGCGGTCTGCCCCTACGGGCTTGACAAAAATACTTCCTCGAAGTTCGCGATGGGCGGCGAGGAATTCACAATTACCATCCAAAGGAGCCTTAACGCCATGAGCGTGGAAACTTCCGAAAAACCGGCCGAGGCGCCCGAAGCAGTGCCGGCGGTCGCAACCGAACAGGCTTTGCAGCCCGTTCCGACAGAACAGGCGACGCCTCCGGCTGCGGCCATTCCCGATCGCAAGTCCGATGGTAAGCGCTTCCTCGACGCCTTTGGCGATCGCGGGGGCCGCTGGTTCGCCGAAGGGCTTTCATTCGAGGAAGCCCAAATCAAGTACTCGGCGGAACTGAGCGCCGAGAATGACGAGCTACGGAGGCGGCTCGAGGGCGCGAAGTTGGCCGGTGGCGTGCAAACAGCCGACGGCATCAGCTTCGGAGAGACGAAGCCTCTGGCCTTCGATCCAGCCAACCCAGACCCGGATGCCGAGAGCCGCCTGACCATTGCGCAGCAGCGTTACGGCAAAGGCTTCGGCGCCTTCGCCAATTCGATCACCCTGCCGCGCGCGGCCGCCGCCGCGGCGAACAATTAGCATTTCGAAAATCATCGCGGGCCAGG